AACGCTGGTCATGTCACCAGGTGTTGGTCTAGTGTCTCCATCTGATGACGTTATCTTAAAACGCTCATTAATTAATATTTCACTTGTATTTGTTCTACCTGTTATTCTCATTATATCCCTCGTTTATTAAAAATTTAGATAATCTAGTTGGCCCATCTATACATTCACCACCATCAATTTCTAGAACCTCAAAGAAAATTGCGAATCTTATTCCATTATAAGAACTAAAAAATGACACCTCATCGATGAAATCAAATTCGTTATTAGAAGGTGTTATATTAACCTCAACTATAACTTCTGTTATACTCTCACTTAAGTATACTCTACTATTAGAAGTAGTTACTTGAATCCTTCCTAAATCACTTCCTCTTACTATATCACTTATACTATATTTTATCGTAGCAGTTCTAGCACCAGTAACCCCATCTATATAAAAAGAACCTGGTGTATCTGATGTTGAAGTTCTACCTAAAACAACACATTCTTCCACTCCTAAACCTTCACACAGTAATAGCCTTCTTTTACCGTTACTATCAGTTCTTAGAAAGTTATTAGTGTTGTTTATGGAAGGACCCATGTATAAGTCACGGTTATCGTTGCTACTATCAGGTGAAACATAGATATTAACACCAAATTCATCAATGTAAACAGTATCACCTAATGCTGGTCTAGGTCCGTCACCGTCATGATATAAAGTGTCTGGTGATAGTGGTGATGATAGTGTTTCACATGCATCAATAGGGTTGTCTATATTTGATACATTGAATGCTGTTAAGGTGGATTCTGGTGGAATTACACTCTCGTTTTCACAATCATAATCAGTAGAAACATATAAGACTATTTTAAAGAAATCATCTAATAGTTCACTATCACAACCGTCAGGTGCTAAAATCCTTATCTCATCATTATTTGTTTCAAATGTTACCCCACTTAGCTCAGTTTGACCACTTAATTCGTATATCTTATTTGCATACTGAGTATTTGTTATCACATTATCATCTGTAGTTGTATCTATAACACTCTCAAAGAAAGTTTCACCCCTTAGTTGAGCCTCTAAAGTCCAAGTATTTGTTGTACCAGTACACCCAGCTTCTGATACTGGGAAGTTGTTTAAATATTTATTTTGATTTGTTTCTAATATAGTATTAAAGTTTTGATTTAGTGGAACTACCACAAATACATTTTCATCACAACATTCGTCAAAAGTACCTTTTTTATAATTAGTAAATAATTCGACATCTTCCACCTCAATTGGGTCTTCCTCATTACCAGCTTCAAAATTAGGTACTAAACATTCAGTGAATTGATTTATGTATTCTTGACCCCTATCGTAAGGTCCAATGTGTGGGTTATTACCTTCTAATATATCAATATCTGGGTTTGCGCCACCAGTTTGTCTATACCATAGTCCAGCTTTTTGGAAATACATTTCTGGTGTATTAGGTAATACTCTTGGGTAACCGTCAGAATCTAAATTTAAACCACTAATATCCCTAGTATTATTGAAGAATTCCATGATTTCCTCAACCGTTTCGACATTTACTTTGTCTTCAGCAACGTACAAATATTCATTAAATGTAATTAACCCTTTTGGTACTCCAATAAATCTAAATAAAAATTCAATTGCTTTTCTAGTACCTTTTGATTTCCATAACCAAGGTGTATTCATGATTATTCTTCTCCAAAGCTCAACTTCAACTTCAGCATCACTTAATCCTCTAGAATAACCATCGTAATAATTGTTATTTAATGATAAAAAATCACCTAACACATCTATATCCGTAATAGATGACGTTAACTGCCACCCTAAAACTCTAGCTAAGTTTTTAATGGCGATATCTGGTGTGTTGTTCTTCTTATCGTAGGTGACTACATTTGCGAATTTAACTCCGTCTGAGTATTTTTTAACTTCATCAAACTCTCTACCATATATTTTTAACGCACTAGTCATCTTTTGACCATTAGTGTCAGGATAACTACCATCTATGTCTGGTACACTGTCAAACTCAGATATAGAGGATGATACTAAAAACCTAACCATTAAGTTAGACCTACTAGAATCTGATAATTCTGATATCTCCAATAATTTGTTTACGTACCTACTATATTCAGTTGAATTAAAATCGATGTTATAACCGTCTCTAAGTGGCCAAGTTATTTTTTTGATAGTTTCTACCGTCGTACCAAATTCAGACTCTGTTTTAACCTTAAATGAACTTGTATAGATAGGTGTAGATAATCTGTTAAGTAATTTATTTTCAAAATCATTAAGATTATAGAAAAACTCCTCTATTTTTGTTTTGTTAGGCTTTATATGGTAATTTATTATTTCAAGCCCATAATTAGGGAATGGGTCACCTTCTACTTCAAGAGTTATCTCAGAATTGGTTAAACCAGATGCACCTATAAAACTATTAACTTTAAAATCACCATATTGATTACTTATCACATAATGACTAAAATTTGTTTGTAAATTTCTTAGTTTGTTAGTTTCATTAAATGTATTTTCAATAGTACCACCACTTAAAAAATTAACACTAAAAGGGTTTTCTATCCTACTTACGTCTATTGTAATATTCGCTTTGTCACTTACACTATCATAATTATACGTTGTTACGGTATTACCTACATTACTAGGGTTGGTAGGGTCTGTTTCGCTTACATATAACGATGCTGGCCATTTGATAATTATGTTCTCTAGTGAAACCCTAACAAATTCTTTAAAGGACCCAAAAAAAGCATAACTTAATACATCATCGTAATCTAAATTTAGTTTTACATTTTTGGAGTATTTGGTCACAACATCCTCAAATGCTTCATCTACGTTTAGAGTTTCTAGTGATATAAATTTAGAGTATCTATTGGTTATAAACCTTTTACTCACCCTATCATCTAGATTGGTTGATATATTAAAGTTACCGAATGTAAAACTAGGAGTACCGTCGTTTGAGGTAAGTTGATTACCTACAAGGTCAGGTGAAAAATTTCTATATTCAACACCATTACCAAAAAATTCTTTTTTTGCGTACCCAACGACTTTAACTTTACTCATTTATTCTACGTATTACTTACTTCATCAAAGTTTTTATCAAAATCTATATTATCCCTTGGTTCTTTTACTTCAAATAATGGTTGCCCTGTAAACTCATCTTTAATTTCGAATAAGTTGTATTGTTTATAGATTTCATAATCAAAATTATATTGAGTATAAACACCGTCTTCTAATGATTTGCTTTGTGCGCCGTAAAGACCGTAAGCTATGGTTTCTAAATCATGCTCAACCATTTCAATTTCGACTGTTACAGGGTTGAAAAATGTGTTTGTTATTATCACTTCTTGATTTGGTTCACCAATGAAAGGTAAAACGTTAGGTTTAACATTTGATGATGAACTCGGAGTTACCGTACAAAACACTAAAGTTGAATTGTCATTAAAACTATATCTAACTGCTTTTTGATTTGTATTAGTTAAATTTTGATTCACAACATCAACTCTATTATTAGAAGTTATAACCCTAAAGAAATTTCTTACTTTATTACCACTGCCTTGTGCCAAATATTCTACACGATAACCCACTAAACCACCGTTTTGAAATCTAGAGGTAAAAGCTGGATTTAAATCTGACGCCGCAGTATCAAAAACCAAACCTTTAATATCTGATTTGGCAGATAATACACCACAATCTAATATCCTAGTTCTAATTTCAATTGGTTTAATTGTTATTGTGTAAATACCTTTTGTAGAGAATGTAGTGCTAGGTAGTGTTAAGGTATATAACCCACCAAAAACCTCAATACTATTTGTGTTATTGGGGTTGTTTATTTCCGAAAGAACTTCTCTCGTATTCAATTTTGTTAAAGTAGTATCACCCACTGAATTTCTAGAAGGTGTGAAGTGTAAAAAAACCTCCACGTCATCTAATGAAACATCAGCTGGTCTTACCGTACCATAATTACCTCTAGCCATATTTTTTTTTTATTTAATCTCTGTTAATATTATAGAAACCATTACCGTAGTTAACCAATTCCTCTAAATTATTAACTTCAGAAAGTCTTAAATGTTTATCCATAACACTAAAAGTTGTTCTATCTATAAATATATCACTTTCAACTTCTGGTTTATTTATTATCCCTAGTAAATGTTCTTGTTGTACTTGGGGACCTATTGAAGAATTTGTTTCGTTCCATCCTTCACTTTTATATTGTACTTTTGTTGTGGTTTCGCCATTCTCTAATTCCGCAGGTACTGCTACACCACCATCAGGGTTGTCATTATAAACAAAACCATTTTCTTGGTTGATTGTACCTATATTACTATCTCTATTTGCATCAACAACGTACCTTACTTCATTACCATTTATATTTATTACCCTATCAACAGCATTAACAATTACCTCATTTTTGTAATTTCGATACGTCTCTCTATTCACATCAAAACCTTCAATGTAAGGATTATCATTATTATATGACCTAACAACCTCTAATTTGGAATCTGAACCATAAGTTACAGTACCACCTTGTTTATAATAATCACTTATGACGCCTTTATCTATAAACTCAGAAGGTAAACCCAAGAAAAATGGTTCCATGTCGGTCATTAA